CCTGACTCTTTTGAGCCATACTTTTCTGCAGCCTTAGCAGCGAGTCTAGCAAAACCGCCATGACCGATGTTCTCGCCCTTCTTCGCTTTCTTTACAACAGCTGCTTTCTTTTTTGCAGAAAGACCCGCTGATGGATGTTCCTTTTCTTCTTTTGCCATAGCAGCCTTGCCGCCTTCGTTGGCATCAGGCTTTGTGGTAGGAGCAGGTTCTTCATTCTTGCCTGGTTGCTCTTCATCCTCATCAGTTTCTTCGCCGGCGCTGTCGCTGATGTGCTTGAGCGCTGATTCAACGAAGTCCTGAGCAAGCTTTAGTTTCTCGAGTACCCAACCTGGGATTTCTTCGCCGCCTACGCTTTCGTATGCTTCTGCTGCAGCCATTGCAATGGCTTCAAGATGATCCTTGGCGTCCTTTGAAGTTTCGCTCTCATCCTCATCATTGTGTTCTTTTGATTCACCATCGTCTTGACTATTCTGTCCAATAGTTGGTGAATCAGCGCCGCCAGGAGCAGGATTGTCTGATGTGGCGGGTGCTGGTGACATGGGTTCGCCAGCTTCAAGCAATGTTTCATCGTACAAGTCATCTGTTGACTCATGCATGTTGCCTGACTTCATTTCATCGTGCCATGAATCTGCCCAATGATGAGCAGCTTGCTTACGATCATCAACTGAGAACATGTGATGCCATGGAAGATTCTTGTCACCATGTTCTTTGTGATATGCCTGAGCAGCTCTGTTAGCATGATGCATCCAAAGCTTGTGTGCCAGGTCATGGTCATATTGACCTTTCTTAAACTTCTTGGTGAGATTCTTTTCAATAGGTGCTTTGCTTGACTTATATTGCTTGGGATCATTGTCACTATGCAATACAAGTTCATGAGCACCCACGCCAAGGTGATGAATATTTTCTAGAATCTTTTTGATGGCAGGACTACGAGTTTCCTTAACATCATAGACGTATTCGTCTGCACCGAGATCAAGATCGGCGTTCATAGTAGTCATATCTTTCTTTTTGTTACTACCGGTGAATACTTCATCTTGTTCATAAGGTTCATCTGTTCTGAGAGTAGGATGCTTGGCAACAAACTTTTTGATGCCGTCCTTATTTTTCCCCACAAAGTACTCAGGTACCTTATCGAGGCTAACAAGCTTCTGTGCGAGCTTCTTCGCTTGGCGTACACCAACCGCTGAACTGATTTCTTTTTCCGTAGGCATGTTAATCCTCTTGACTAAATAAGTTTTTGGCAACTTCAATCTTTCGTGCAGAGAGAATTTCAGCAACCTTAGCACCCATGATGCCGTTAACAGCAGCTTGTAGATTGGTCATGTCGCCATCAAGACTATAGTCAATAACGTCTGATGTGGTATATTCATTTTCCATAGATCTCTCCAATATTACATTCTATTTATATTTATTGTGGACTTAATTGCGGCTCTTGAGGCGCGCCAGGTTGAGCTTGTTGCTGACCAAGTTGTTCGCCGGGTTGTTGTGGCATTAGTTCTGCTTGTTGCTGTGCAAGTTGTGCTTGCTTTTCAACATTGATCTTTGCCTCAGCTTCCATTTGCTCATCCATCACTTCAATATCATCATCAGTCAATTGCAGAATATTTTTCTTGACCCATTCCTCGGAGTAATACTTGCCAACATATGGATCAACCATTGAAAGAGTATTGATACGCTCACGGACAATTTCTTCTTTCTTCAATTCTGAGAAGTAATTATCTTCTTGGTAATTGAAGTGAATATTATTTTTCATGCTCTCCCAATCTTCAGAGGCAATAACACCTGTGAGGACTAGTTGCTTTTCGAGTGCCTTCATGAATAGATTGGCAAACTTGATACGCATACGAAGAATGAACTTTTGGAATTTTAATTCATCCCGTGAAATTTCTGATGAGCGACCTAGATTGAATCCCTGCTCGCTGTTAAGTCTAGAAACTGGAACATTGAGTGATTGGAATAATTTCTTTTGGAAGTATTCAACGTCATCCATCTGTCCAAGATTCTGTCCTGCAGGAAGTGTGGTGACTGTTGTACCGCCACCGCCTTCACGGCGAGGAAACCAATAGTCTTCAAGCATTGTCATGAACTTACGATCATCTCGAATAGCACCTGTAGTGGCGTCATAGATGAGACGATTTTTGTGCTTGGTCATCACATCCTTAACGTATTGCTCGGCCTTCATCTTGGGAAGGTTGCCAACGTCAATAGAAAAAATACGACGCTCAGGAGCACGAGAGATGCGATAGATAACTGTAGCATCTTCTAGAATACGAAGTTGGTTTAATGGCTTGATGGCTTTGTGTAGATAACCAAGGACCATCTTATTGTCCTTGTCCACCATGCCTGATGTGATATGAATTACAGAATCTTTGGCGATGTGCAGACCTTGGTTGTCCATACCTGTTGCTGAGGCGCCTTTGAATCCGCGCTCATTGAACATGTAGAACTCACTGTCTACTACGTTGACATAAACATTATCTTTACGCACACGCTTGACAGCACGCACTTTACGAATTTTGCGTGGATCTACATAACGTAGTTCTTTAATACCTTGGCGCGGGTCGTTTACATCAATCATGATGTGATAATAGATACGACCGTCTACATACCAACGGCGAAAGATGTCGTAACCTGAGTTATTGAAATCAAGTAGGTCGCAAACCTTATCCCATTGTGTTTTGATTGCTTCTTTGATGTTATCGGTAACATCTAGGTCATCAAGGTCAATTTCAACAATTTGTTGCTTGCCTTCTTTTACGATAGCCTCATCTACAATGTCATTGATTGCAATTTCGACTTCGGGTTGAATAGCCATCTCACGATACTTGGCGACAAGCTCTGCTTCTGTTTTAGCAGATCCTTCCAAGTCGAGATATGTGCCGAATGTTCCACCTGCAGAAACGACCAAAGCTCCGTCATCTGTCTCTCGAGGAGCAAATGACGGAATACTTTGTTGTTCATCTTCTAGGTTTTTTCGTATTTCAAAGCCAAATAATTTCATATTATTTTCCTAACCCGCCAGATATAAACAAATCCATATCGATTATGCTTGCGATAAAGTATTCGTTTTAGGCGCCGCCAGCATCACCTGTTGTTCCGTTGCTGACTAGCCAGTAGTCATATTGAAACTGAACCGTAAATTCTTCGATCTGGTCTGTTGCATTCCAATCTAGTGCAATGGTTGATACATCTGCAGGATAGATTCCATAAAATGTATACTCACGAAGCATTGTGCCTGTCTTGCCGTACTGTTGTACTGTGGCATTTGACTTATATGCTGTAGGTGATGCTGTTGGGAAGCTACGAAGATTGCCTTCAAGTGAGTTGATAGCATTTGACCAGTTTTCAAGAGCATTACGAACGAGGAAATCCTCATCATTGATGACGGTTACATTCCAGGGTTCGAATACACGGTCGCCAGCAAGCTTAAGCTTACGACCAAAGTACGGAACGTCAATATTGCCCAAACGCGCTTCTGGAATTGAAGCAGCCTTGACCATGAAACGTAGCTTTGCATTACCCGCAGCATTCGCTGGGTTGTTGAACTGAACCAAGAACAATGACTGGCGAGCACCGCCACCAGTCAATTGTGCCTTAATGTCATTGATATTAAAAGCCATTTATATTCTCCTATTCCTTAGTTAGTATTTATTAGAACTTACCTACGATCTCGGAGAAACTGACTCCAGTTCGAACTGCAGTAAAATTAAGTTGAATGAAGTTAATTGAGTATGCAGGCTTGATATAAATGTCTCCTACGAATTGGTTGCTATTGACAACTTGTGGAGTGTTGTTAGTAGCGTCGCAAACAACGTAGAAATCAGAAATACCACGGCGTCCTTGTACATCCTTGAGGAATGGAGTGACCAATGAAATAAACTGTGCCTGTGTAAATGAATCGTTGAACTCAAATAGTGTTGTTTGAGCAGCGGCAGAAATTGCCTTCTCAAGAACAATAAAGAGTCTACGAACATTGATATGGCTAAACGCTGAAGACTGCTGAAGTAGAGTCTTGTCACCATAAAGAACTGTACCCTGTCCTGGGAATGTAACCACAGGATTGATACCGGCAGGATATAGAAGATCGCGTTCTGCCTTCTTAGGATTGTAAGCAAGCTTGACGATATTCTTGATCTGTCCACGATTGAACCCAGCAGGTGACCACCACGGATCACGAGTGGTGTCTGTGTATACGCAAAGCCCAGCAATGTCGCCATTGAGTGGGATATAACGATAGACATCATTGTACTTATCGTACTGATACTTATACCCAGAATCCATTACAGCATAAGAGGTGCTACGGTTTAGAGTATTTGAAGTGTAGGTAATAACACTTGAGTACTCATTACCGACATTGTTCACTACTGTATTTTTTGGAGGTGAGCAGAATGCAACACAATCCTTACGAATTGTTGCAATGTTGTCAATGACATACTGCTGAATCAAAGGTGCAACACCGGTTGTTGTATCTGGTGCCTTACCTGTGATGAGTAGTGATGGATTTGAATTTTCTGTAGAGATGAATAGTGACCAAGCTTGCAACAATGTTGATACTGTTGCTGTGGCTACATTCGCTTCACCGAACCCGTCTTGACCACCATTGAATAGTGTTGAGAGCGGAAGGTTGCCCGTTGTTACATTTACAAGATTATTTGCAGTGTTTGCATAGGCTGATGAGCCACGATGTGCTGACCACCAAACATAGCTTGAATTTTGATTAATAACTGTTTGATAGTAATTTGAAGAACCATCTTGTGTCATTGAATCAGTTGCACGAGACAATCCTTGCCAAACTTCAAGAATTTGACCTGGTGTGCCTGAGAATGCGCCGTTATAATCTTCTACTACAACGTGAACCTGATCGGTTACACTACTGTTGCCATAGGAATTTTGGTAATATGATGTACCTGGAGCGCCATTGACTGAGTTATAAAATTCCCATAGACGACCCACATTCGCACCCGGGGTAGTTGTACCCATGTTTACCGTAGCGCCCAGTGTGTAGTTGTTATAGAAATTTAATGCTAGTGTGTTAGCAGAAGGTGTTGTTGCAGGCTTAGCTGAGAGTTGAAGATTTTGGAACCCAACAGTTGAATTACCAACTGTGATCCAGTCACCAACTGTGAGTGCTTGATAAGCTGCGTTTGCTGCAACATAACTATTATCAACAAAGGAGAATGTTGCGGTATTTGAACCTAGTGCAAATGTAGTTGAGGCGACANTTGCAATGTTTGATGAAAACTGGGTTGCACTATCGACTTGAGAAATGCGAAGGCTGTTTCCAATTGCACCTGGATACTTTGCAATCCAGTAAATACCTGCACCTTGAGCAGTTGTTGTAAGTGTACCTGTTGCAATGGCAGCGTTATAAGCATCGCTATTTGTGATATTGTAAATCACATTTGATGTTGTGCTGTTTGAGCCATATACAGCAGATGCATTTGCAACGGCAGTAAATGTGCTATTTGACGTTCCGACCCATGAAGTTGTGTCGGTTGTGTTTGCTGCACGGCTTACAAATAGCTGATTGCCATAAGAAAGAAAATTCTTTGCAGTAAAAAAGGTTTCTGCATTGTAGTTGGTAGGTGCACCATAGCGAGTGGCTAGAGTCTTTTCTGAATCAACTAGAACGAGCTGACCAATTGGACCCCAACGGAATAGACCAGCGATTGCGCCAGCAGTGGTTGATACTGCAGGAACAATGGTGGTCAAATCGACTTCGCTTACATTAATACCTGGGCTGACTTGGAATCCCATTTTTTTCTCCCTTTATGCCGAAATAGATAGAATATCTTATTCTGTTATATTTATAAAAGCCAATTATTAAACGGCTGATCCGATTCTTCTTCGGGTTCAGAACGCCAGACATCATCTATAAAGCCAAATGGTGAAAGATCTTCTTCTATTGTCTTTTGATTGTTTGCTAGTACCTCAAGCCTTGCATCGTTGTTACTCAGCTCTTTGAAGTATTCCTGATTCACAAGCCACGAAAATAGTACGCAGCACATTACTAGATCGTCATGCTCTCCTTCTTCGGCTTGATATTTGCCGTTGTGTTCTATGAATCGATACAGTTCATACAAGAGGTCATAGTCATTAATTATCAATTTGTCGCTTTCAACGAGGCTCTTGAAGTTAGCACAACCAATCCTCTTGACCTGGACAGTTGTTCTAACTCCCAAAGATATTCTGGTCATTCCCATGCCAGAATTGATTTTTTGTCCTGCACGACCCTTGGTTCTTGTAGTGATGACTTCATCGTATTCTAGATCATAGTGTAAAATATCTGCGATTTGTTGTCCTACATCATTTGTTTCTATGAGAGCATATGCCATATTATAGTGTTTTGATACATTATAAATTATGGTAGGATAAACAAGCGCGGCTACATCATTGTTTCTATACTTGGCGACAACCTTATAAGGAACTTGAGTAATGTCAAATACAATGAATGCAGAATAATCAATACCCGATCCTCGAGAGGTATCAACGACGCTCATGTACACATGATTTTCTATAGGATGCTCATAGACATCAACGTCACCAGAAGAAAGAATAGGGTTGATATATGTAAGTTGTGCTAGTTTTTCGCCGCTGATCAACGTATCAGAACTACCAAGGAACTCACACTCATACTCTTGTTTGAATTGGCGTTCACTAGTATTATCTATAGTCAACTTTTTCCAGTCATCGTCTCTTCCTGGAATTTGTGACCAATGCACGTCTACTCGAACATAGTGATTTTTTCCATTTTCACTTTCGGTCCAAATTTTATAAAACATATTCATGCCATTCGGCGTTGACGTAATCAAAACCTTTGTAGTTTGACCTGACGAGATTGTAGGATAAACTGAGGCAAAGAATTGTTCTTGAATATTATTGGGAACGAATGCAAACTCATCCAAATACACAAGATTAAATGAACCGCCGCGAACTGCAGATGATGATGTAGCAGATGCTAGAATTTTTGAGCCATTTTCAAGTTCAATATTGCCCTTGTTCCATTCCACCACACCCTGTTGCAACCACTTAGGCAAATGCTCAAACATCAATTGTATTCTGGAAAGAATTTCTCGAGCCTGCCGATCTTTATTTGCTAGAATGGCTATATTATAACTTTCAGTAAAAAGAACTTTGTGTAGCATGTAGGCTGCTACCGTAGTCGTCTTTCCGACCTGTCTAGGCATTTTACAAATAACAAAACGATTACTTTCAAATTTATTGATCATATTGATCTGAAAAGGCCACAAATCAAAGTTGACAAGTCCTTTATCAACGTGTACAATACGACAGTAGGTTTTGATGAAATACTCTTGATCACGAGCGCACTTGCCGAACTCTTTAACAAGTTCTGGTGTCCATTGAATGGGAACTGCTGCTCGCTTGAGATTTTTATTACCCAAGTATGCCGTATTTGATATAGTATTAGCCACTATTCACCTTTGAGTAATTTTTGCAGCTCTGCCGTGCTTCCTACAAACAAATTATTATTGACTGTTTTGCTAGTATCAACTTTATCTGTCGATTGAATTTCTTTGATTTGTTTTGAGAGATGAAGAAGCTTTTGATTCGCATCTACAAGATTAGCGACCATTGCACCCACGACTTCATAGGCTCTCGGGTTTTGTGCTTGCTTGGCAAATCCAATCATATCATCAAGTGCTTCTTGACCACTTTGAATAATCTCATAGAGATTGCCTCGAGCAAACTCGAAGTCGTTTTCTGCGGTTGCTTTGGTATCGTCCTGTACAAGAACAACACTATTTCTGGTTGTTGTTTGAGCAGGAGGAGTATTTGTCACACCAAGAATGGTACTTATATTTTGTGTATTAGTTATCATAACCTATATTAGAATAAAAATCAGTGATGAAGCCATAATTACTGTTTGCCGCAATACTGGAAACAGGAACACCAGTCAAAATGCCATTAACATACACACCTGAGCTATTAGACACTACTTGTGATGATCCGGCATTAACGGCATACCCAGTAGAATTTTGTCCTGGAATAACTGAAAGTCCTTCAGACAAAGGTGTCACCTCTACACCTTGAGCAGCAGTATTGGTGCCTGGCGTATAAAGATTAACGTTCGCTTGGTTAATGACACCTGAGGTATTGATAGGTCCGAAGATATAACCTTTCAGAACAAACTGAAGTGTCCAGACAATAGCATAGCGATCATTATAAGAACCCTCATAGGTGTCTTGATATTCAATTGACTTTAGAACAACAGGGATATCCATCGTGATTCCCATCTCAGGAATCAAATTGACAGACGTTGTCCATTCTGGTTTGAAGAATGGCAAAATTTGTTCTACAATACGGCAAGCATCATCTGCATTTCTTGTGAGAATGGTCAGATCAATATTGAAATTATAAGGGACAGGATTGTATTGTGAGCTCAATGAAGAATTATTTGCACTCACAAAGCGATTTCTGCCAATTGTGTTCAACTTTCTTTCAGAATCATACTCAACGCTTTTAATCTCGAAAGTCATTCTAGGTAGAACTTGATTGACTTCACGAAGCAAATCTGGATTCTGTTGTAGTCTGGTTAGATAACGATCCTTGGGACCATAAGAGAGTGGGACTAGAATAGTTTTTAGTGTGTTTCCATTCGCTTGATCAACTCTATCAATATAAATGTCATTGAAAAGAGTGCCAAACAAACTGACATATTTTCTTAACGAGCCAAAGTAAAATTTCCAACCGAACATAATCTATCCTTATTAATAGCGTCCATTTTCTGAGAATGGATCCGTGATACTAAAGTCAATGAATGTATTTGAAAGAGTTTGGAGTTCTTCATTTTGTGCCGTAGGATCAATTAGATCAGGTACAAATGATTCCAATTCAATATTGTAATTATCTTCAGTAACTAGATTATATCCATTTTCCGTGAGCAAGTAATAGTTATCATCGGCATTTGAGTAATTGATTTGAATGTTATCAATCTCAGGAATGCCTGTGTTAAAGGTTTCACTATTGTAACTAAACTTCTCAAGTTGTAGTTCATAGAATTGCAATGCGCCGGTTTGATAGAACGCAGCCTCATGCTCAACAAACTTAATTTCAAAGACACCATTTGAAAGTGGGAAGTAAACAAGATCACCTTCATTGGGTCGAATAAGTGAATATGGTGCGCCAATATCTTCTGCAAAACGCTCCCGACTTACGGAGAGCACAAGCTTGTCTGCTACATTCAACCCAAACTTGCTGAGAAGATCACCCTCACCACGGAATCCTTCATAGGTGTTAATATACATTTCCATGGGAATGGCAATATTAAATGATGATCCTGCCGCCTCATCAAATAACTTATCAAGGTTACCTGTATTTCTAATGATATAATAAACATCAATACCGAAGATTTTAATCATTTCGGTAGTTAGATTACTTAGGAGATTTTGCTCCGGTGTGTAATCAATATTGCGGAAAAAGAACGAAGTCGCCATGTTACAAAGATGCCTTTAAATTGTTAGCTTTTCTTTCGGCCCACCACAATTTCATTCTTTCAGAATGTTCTTTTTGTCTATTAAGATCGACTTTATATTTTTGTGAACTGATCAGCCCTGCTTTTGATGCAGCTAAAAATCTATTAGCATTTAATAGTTTTTTTTCACGCATCTTTTGCTTAACTTCATCTGTATATTTATAATTTAATTTTCCATTTAAAAGCGCAGCTTTGTGTTTAATTGAATTTTTTGAATTGCGTCTACCTTTTTTCAATGCAGCAAGATGAGCTTCTGAAATGGGCTCATTTTGTCCGCCATCTAGTGCATTTTCAAATTTTAAATTAGCCCAATCGGAAGATTCTATGATGTTATTTTTTTTTGAAAACGATAATGCAAACTTTGTTGCTTTTTCTTGTTCAGTAAAAGAAATGACTTCGATAGTTTTTATATTCAATGTTCCATGTAATTTATAGTGTCTCATCCAATACTTTCCAGATCCCAAATATTCATAAGGATTTCTGGTAGTTTTCCCAAAATATTTTAGGCCGCAGTGAGCACATTGTTTAACATATAAGTGTATATACTTCATATATATTTCGTTTTGTTCGTGACCGCGCGTGCTACCCAATCATATCAGTCACGGGTAAGCTATATGAATGGATCATTTCATGCTCTAGTTCTTCAATTTCTTTTACCGCTTCATCATAGATCTTAGCAGCATTGAACTTCATGCCGCCAGGTAAGGCAATGTCTTGATACTTGATTAGATTCTGTCCCCACTGTTGTTTAATGAGTGATGTGGCATACCGTGTGAGCCAACGATCACCCCATGCTGCTGTATAGACATTTGGATCGACAATCTGATATGCCTTGACAACAATGAAGTTGCCGGCACCAACTTTACCCCAATCCATATCAATATAAAGTTTGTTGGTCCATCGATTATAGCGAATGGGTTGCTGACCAACTAGAAGTTGTTCTAGAAATTGAATATGCTGCATGGCAAGATAGTAAGGAACCATCGTAGTTGCAGTTAGATCATAAAGGTCATTAAGAGAAATCTGATAGCGAATGTTGAATAGATTATTACTAGACAGAGATTCGCCAATAGGGAAAATTTCTACTGCACCGATGATGTTGGGTGGTAGCGGAACATACTGGTTATCAATATCAGTTTGAGTTAACTGGTATGTAAACCAAGTTTGCTCTGTGCCATCAAAGTGGTAGTCCCAATAAAACTTAAGTGCTTCATCAATACGATCATCTACCTGATCATCATCTACGTTAATTTCAATAACGGGACGACCTAGGCGGCGAAGACAATATTGTTTGAATTGTTCTCGTGATGCTGGAACTGACATAGCTGATCCTCGAATTAATTAAGTATTTATGTTCTGACATTAACAATTCTAGAATTATCAACTAGAGCCTTTATTGAATGCGGCTGATCAAGCGGAAACTCGACAAGATTACCTTCAACAAGTACTTGCTTACCATAATCTGTTTCTACTTCTACTGAACCTCTAGCACATATAGTAATATGTGCGCC